CCCCTAGTTTCTTCTCATATTCTTTTCTATCTTTAGACTTGAATACTTCATTTAACCTGGAGCCTGTAGCTTGGAATAAATTACCACCAAGTCCACCAAAGAATGCAGATGTCATCATCTCTTCAGACCCATATGCATCAGACATTTTCTTGTCGTAATCTTCTTGTGAGATATAACCTGCATCTAAATCACTTTTGTATTTAGATTGCTCAGCGATAAGATATTGATAGCTCTCTTCTGCCCCTTCACCAACGAAGGTACCTCCAATTGCTCCTACCTTTTGTTGCCAAGGTTTCAATTTAGAAATAATCCCTTTCTTAGATGCTGCTCCTAAAGAGTTAACCATCTTCTTAGAAATAGGATCGAATATTTTACCAATAGCTAGAAATTGAGGAATGTCTTGTAATAACATTGCCCAACCTTTCTTCCAGTTACCTGATGCTGCTTCTCCAGCTAATTTACCAGCTTTCTCTTCAGTGAAGTTTTCTCCAGTTGCAGGATCTATTTCATTTAATTTTGTATTTTTATGATCCTCGTAAGTACCATGAGCTTCCATCCAGTTCTCAATATTACGAGAAAGTACAGCTTGAGACAACCCATTGGTCATCCATTTACTCTTGGAGCCCATTTCCTCAGCCATTCCTGCGGCCCTACGCACAGCTTTCATTCCTTTTGAAGCACCAAGACCTTTACCAATAAATGATGCAGCCTTCATAGCTCCCATCGTTGGTATCAACATTGATAAGGTAGAAGCAATAGATACACTATTACTAAACCACCATCCTGAATCTGCCATCTTATCCCAACCTTGTGCAGTTGGATCTTGATGTATTTGCAAAGCCTCTTGAGTCCCTTCTCTAATTCCTTGACCAGCTTCAGTAATAAAGTTACCCCAGTCAGCTTCATCTCCTTGCATAACATCTATAATAGAACCTATGTCAAGAATATATCCTAATCCTTCTAAAGTACCACCAATAATCTCTCCAACAACAGCCTGGCCTAAAAAGTTACCAGCCTGGTTATACCAAGCTTGATTTGTAGCCCTGTCCTTGTTAAGTATGTCAATACCATTCTCTCCATCAGGTAAAAAGATATCACCACCTAATTCATCTCTATAGTCATCAACATTTAAGTTAACTCTATCATCGTATGTAATATCAGTAGTGCTATATTCTCCACTAGGATCAAGATTGGCCCATTTACTAACTTCAGCTCCCTGATCTGGTAGTGTAGTTTCAACATCATCAGTTGGGATTACCTTTGTTTCTTCAGCACCATCTGCCTCAACTAGTGCAGCCCATTTAGATTCTTCTGCCATATTATTTATTTTTTAAAGCTAACGCTGCTACTCTTTCTTTTTCCATGTTTATTCCCATAACTGCTTCTGCCAATGCTCTTGAAACTTCTTTCTCTCCTGACAATTGAGTTCTACCGTTAAGGTCAATTAAAATACCACCTATTGATACTTGGTAGAATCCATTCTCAGGATTCTTAGTATATGTAACATCCTTTCTGCTTTTACCATCACCTAAGTTAAGAGTCATGAATCCTTCATCCTGCCAAAGCATTCCAGACTTTTTAATATTTCTCATGTGGTTCATATCTGCTAAGATTTGCGTACCCATTCTTCTCTGAGCAAAGTCTCCTTTAAGAAGTTGGTTAGCAATTTTAGCTCTAGCGCTACCATTCTCATTATCTATAACTTGAACAGATGTACTACCCTTACTTGTAGTTATGATTACATTATTAAAATTATTACCAGCGTCATCAGTACCATCAGTCATTTCTACCCTGAATTTAGGTATTTCTCCGGGAACTAATAGATTTTGATAATCTTCATTTTCTTCTAAAGATCCACCATTATATGCTAATGTAGATCCTCCTACAGCAAAGTTTTCTGATTGAGTTTTATTCCAACCACCAATTGCTGTGTAGTATTTTCCTACAGACTCACCATTAAGTCTAGTGAAAGACTCTGACTTAGGGTTTGCTTTTAAGTATGTTTCAGTTAAATCAGTTCTTCTGTCTTTTGCACCTTTATAGGTATCCTTCCATACGTTATGGTTAGGACGATGTCTACCAGACATATCAACACCCATTTCTGTAGCCAAAATGTATGAAGCCTTTGCCGCTTCATCTCTATTGAAACCTCCGGAAAGGTATTCTTTACTTACTTCTAGACCGAGCTCTCCTCTTAGAGCCTTTATTGGGTCTCCACCATACTTGTCTAATACATCTTGAACCTCAAATATTTTTTTATCATCAGGTTTTACTTGTGAGTCAACCTGCTTGTATATAGATTTCATTCTAGATTCAGCATTCTTAAAAGAAGTATTCTTATCTATGTATAAGTTTTGTAATCTCTCATATTCAAAGTCACTGTTTATCTCAGCATCAGTAATCTTAGGATTCTCAGACTTTAATTTTTCTTTTCTCTTGTTTGCTTGAGCCTGTAGTGATTTAACTTCAGTCCCGTATAATTTTAAATTACTTTCAATAGTTTCGATATTGTCTGCATTTACAGAATTCAACTCACCTCCCATAAAGGAGATTAACTCTACAGCCTGTTGCTCTTCCATTCCATCTTGCCACATCTTAAATCCAATCTCATCTTTAACAATAGTTGTATTTATTTTTAAGTTAGAATATGAAGCGGCGTTACCAAATCCCGCAGCCTTCCTTCCATATCTACTATCACCCATTTCAAACTTCCTAGTAGTCCTTATCTTCTGTTTACCATCCTTGTCATAGACTGGATTACCTTCAGCATCTGTTACTTTTTCATCTGTGTAATTGAAATGACCCATATCTAATGGATTCTTTTCTCCTGTAAAGAATGCCTGTTGTTTAAGTGAAGCTAATAACGCTGGGTTAGTTGATGACTTAGAGATAATAGTCTCCATTACTTTGTCAAAATCTACTTTAGTTACTACACCATCCTGAAATGCTTGCTTAAATGCAGGTAATCCACCTAATTGCATAGCTCTCATTCCTTTTGGGTCTATATCTTTTGCAACACTATCAACAGCTTCCTTAAGGAATTTATCCTCATCAACTTTTGTTGCTAGTTGCGCTCCATTAAAGGAATTGAAACTACCATCAGAAGCTGAAGTTCCTTGGAATTGACTAACATTATGCATAGCCCACTGTTGTGCCTCTTTAGGACTCCATCCAGCTTGTGCCATCTTATCAGTTGCCATCTTATTAATATAAGTTGAAGCAGCCTTCTTGTTTGCTATTGCAGAACCCAAGAACCCTGAACTAAACTCTTTTTGAGTATCACCTCTAAGTTTACGTAACTTATTGAATTGTTCTCTTGATACACCTCTATTAATCACATCTTGTGATAATGATGAAGCCCTATCTTTAAATTCATTAAGTATTTTGTCAGATTGTAGAGTGTCAGCACCTAGTGTGCTTGCCTCTAAACCACCAACCTGGTCACTACTTGCCATAAATTCATCCTCCATCTTTTGCTTAGCCAAAGGCACCATCATAATTTCTTGTAAATTAAGTGGTTTGAATGATGATGTACTAACGTCCATTGTTCTACCTGCCATAATGTAAATGTATTAAAATATTTTTAATTAGAAGTTTTTTTCTTTTTATTTTTATTTTCACTTTTGTGTCTTCCCTTCCAATTATAATTCATACCCATTAATTCCGGATACCTCTTCATTAGCTCTTCTTTTCCTACACCTCCAAGATCATTTCCTATCTGAGACAGTAATTTACTCTTGTTAGTTTGGTAAGATGCTTGTTGCTCTAAGTTAAGATTAGTTTCATTATTAGACTGTCCAAGATTAGTTTTATCAACCCCTAAGTCAAATTGCTGACCTCTTACATTGTCTTGTCTATTTTCTCCAGTAGCTGCTTGGTAAGCGCTTGACATAGCCTTTGAGCCTTGTAATTGTGAAGCTATTAAATTTGCTCTTGCGGCAGATCCTGAACCTCCAGATGAACTTAAAATAGCATCTCTATTATTATTTACTGATTCTTGTACTGAGTTTTGTAGCCCTCTCTCATCAACCCTTTGCTCTTTGTATTTATTACCTAATTTATCAAGAGCTACTGCTTCAGGTTTTTTAAGGTTAGCTAATTGAGCCATATTCATTGCGGCTGGCGCGTATCTCAACAGTTCAATTGGATTAAAATCCTCATCAGTACTTTCCTCCTCAGTTTTACTTTTTATAACAATTTTATTAGTTGGATCAGAGGTTAGTCTTTTAATTACTGCACCTTTTGGTTCAAGTGCTGTTACTCTAGGTCTATTAGCAAGAGGTTGGCCTTCTTTGCTATCATACATGTCTTTATCATTTTGTCCTTGAAAATCTATATCATCTCTTGTGTCATTATCTTCTTGAAAATCTACATCATCACCAGTTTTAAATGAATTAGCCAATAACTGCCCTCCTGATTTATAGCTATTACTTGCTTGATTTTGTTGCCCAAATGTAAAGTTAGTTCTAGCTTCTTCAGCATCTCTATTGGCTTTACCTCCTCCAATTAATCCGGCAACACCACCAACTACACCGCCTATGGCAGCACCCCATGGCCCAAATGCAGCCCCTGCACTCGCACCTTCCATTGCACCACTTGCAGTAGATGATCCTTGAGAGGGAACGTCTGGAGCAGCCGTTGCTCCAGAAGTATCAATACCTGTGTCGCTAAAAGCTTTTTTACCTAAGCTAAGAGCTGCAGTAGCGGCACCTGTATATGCTCCAATTCCTGGTTTGGGATTATCAATTTCACCACCTTTTTTATATTTTTCTACAGGATTCTCTCCTCCTTTACGCATGTATTGCTCTTGATGCTCCGCACCAGCCATCATGCTTCCATCTGGCATTTGATGTTGCGCTTGCTCATCACCTGACTTAACTTGAGGTTTAGTTCTAGCTTCTTGCTTAGCCTTTACAAATTCCTGAGCTTGCCTAAGTCTACCCTGCATCTCATTCATTGTCTCTATGTCTTCAGGGCTATTTCTATCTTTAAACTTATCTGCAATACATTTGCTTGCCTCAGAAAATGATTTTCCTTTTAAGTATTTTGGCAAGTTAAATTTTGACATTATATCCATACTATGATAATTTATATTCGTTATTATTTGATTTTTCTTGATAAGAAATTGTATTTAATGACTTTGATGTTTTGTCTGTTTTAAGTGAATCTGCATCATCTTTAAATACATTGTGCTTCTTGCCGTCTTCTTCTGTAAAGTTTCCATCCATGTCAAAGACATTGGAAAATATATAGTTATTCCACTTAGTCTCACCCTCTTCTACAAGATTGGGCTTTCCATTTGCACCAATTCCTAGAGGTATTCCTCCTAATGGATTTTCCTCATGTGAACCACCACCTTCAAATAGAGTGACTAATTTATCAGCTCCTGATTGTCCTGTTACTTCACCTCCATACTTAAAGTTATTTAATTCCTTATTCCTAGTCTCGTAATTGGATATATCGTCAGGAAGTTTGTTCAACAAGTCCTTCATCATTGTAGATCTTTTTGGAATATTATCTTTTGGTTGAATTACATTTTTAGCCTCCATATCTTTAATAGACGCGGAAGAAGCTTCACCAGATAGCATTTTTAACTTTTTTGGATTTTTTGGCGAATCTTTAGTTGGATTATCAGCACTATACTGATTGAAATGTTTTGTAAATTCACTAAGATATTGATTGCCAGTAAGATTAACTTTACCAGGAACTCTGTATCCTTCAGGATCTTTTAAGAATCTTCTAGCACCTCCTGGCCCTACAAAGTGAACCAGAGCCATCAGAGAATTTACATCATAATCAGATCCGTATTCTTTCTTAATTTTATTAGCGTATTTCTCACCGTATGCAAATCCTTCTAAATTTCCGTTAAGAGCTTTATCCATTATAGATTCCTGAAGTTCAGGCCTATTCATGAATTCTTTTCTACTTATACCGTCCATAGATTCGTCAGTTTTAATTAAATCGTATAGAAATTGGTATTTACCTGTAGCAGAAGATGTGGAGTTCCACATGTTTTTTCCACCGCTAGATTCCACCATACTTATAGCATGCTTGAAAGCCTTCTTATTAAATTTAGAAGGCTTCTTTGGCTTATCATTATCTCCATTAGTCATTGAGTTTAAAAACTCAAAAGAGCTTTTTATGTCTTTTTTTACAGGAGAAGTATTTGGAAGGATTTTTTTTGAGTCCTTATCGTTGTATGGCATATTACAAATATATGAAATTATGAATTAATTGTCAACATTATATATCACACACTCTTAAGGCTGCGTATAGAAAATAGTCATGTCATGTAAGATTAATTTATTACCATTTAGGTTATCAAAACTGAATTCAGTAAATCCCCATGCACTACGAACTCTATCTCTAGAACCATTGTCTCTTGGAAAGTTAATCTTCCAGTTTCTAAATTTTTTGAATACATTTTGTCTCTGAACCAAGTCAACTAAACCTGAATCTTGATAGTCATTATACACTCTAACTCCTGTTAATCCTTTATTTAATACTTCGTTTCCAGATAGATCTGTCAACTCCATCTTGTAGGAAGCACCGTTAAGTATGATTTCACCCCCTTGTGGTGCAACATGCAGTGTAATAGAGCTTGGAAAGTGCTGACCATAGAAATGATTAGGCAATCCTTTAAAGTGCTCCCACACCTGTGTATTATTTTTATCTGTAGATATCATCACTGATCCTTTGTTTATATACCAAGCAGGTATATAGTCATAGTAAGTAACAAATTCACCAATCTTTTCATTAAATCCTATTGTAAAGCTATCTTCTGATTGAGTAAAACTAAAGTAAACATCCGCATTTACAGAATTGTACCCTACTGATACTCCGGTGCTTAACACAGGGTTATCCTGACTAAGATCATTGTAGTTCATTTTGTTAACAAGCTCATGATGGAATCCTTTTAAATCAGATATTCTACCAACAGCAGATCCGTCAAAGGTCATTATACCATGATTAATAACATCTACAAAGTAAAATGCATTTTCAGTAGTTACTGCTCCCCATTTATTAAGACAACCTATAGTTGTACTCTTGTATTTATAGTCATGAAGTATTCCTCCAGTACCTAATTCAAGTAATATTCCATCATTTGATGTAGTCTGTGCTCTAGGATTAATACTAATATGAGCAACTGCAGTGTCTTGCAAACAAAAAATTTCATCTTTTAAGTTTATCACTGCATTAATAGGTCCGTACTTACCATCTAGATCCATAGTTTCATTCTCAAGAAAGTCTGTCCATGAGTCTACGAATTCACCAGGGATTTTTTCTTTGGATGACATTAATCTTCCATCAAACTCCTGTATTTTTTTAAACTTAGTGCCAGTATCAATAGACTTTATTAGTGTTGGTTGCTGAGAATATACAGTATTGTAATCTTGATATTCATCATACTTAGGTTGCCACCTATTATCCCAGGCTCCTAATGACAAGTCATTTCTATTTTTAAGATCTACAGTAGTCTCCACCTTGATGCTAACTATCTCTGAAACAGTATTAAACTCAACTGAAGTGTTTTCAGTTTCAGTTTTTACTAACTTAGTGAATGTAAACACATTTACAAATGTATCACCAGGAGATTCTATTAATACATTATTTTCATCAATATCATTTAACGACCCTATTTCTATGTATGAAGCATTCTTCTTGGCCTCATATGTCATACCTCCATAAATACCACCTATGTAAAATACTGATGAGTCTTTTACGAACTCAGTAAGTAATACGCCTTTTGTAGCTCCAGTATTAGCTGCAGTATGAATCTGCTCTATACTTTTTCTTGAGTCTACAGGGTAGTTTAAATCATTAGGGCCCTCTGCAAAAGTTATACACTTCGCACCAATAGTGTTACACCCTCTAATCTGAACCTCAGAATCACCATGCACACCGTCAGACTTTCTCCAGTCATCCATTAACATACTCTTAAGGTTATTTGAATACCTTAATGAATAGTCATTATTGTATGCTGTAAAATCAGCACCCTCTTGAGTTAATTCAGGAGATCCATATATGTCATAATTAGTTTTTCCAGTAGCTTCATGAAAGTCTCCAGTAAATTGCCTAAACACTTGATGTGTAGCGTGAGTATTCTCACCATTAGTTGGTCCAAAAAACCCTACGTCTGATATGTATGTTGGATTACTTACTCTTGTTTGTGGAGTAACTCCTGGAGTCAAACTTGTAACTCCATCCAAGAATTTAGCGTCAACAACATGAACTGCTGTAATTGGGTTTGTTTCAGTGGCCCAGTTGGCAACATAATCTTGCTCAACTAATCCTAATACTCTGAGTTTAAAACTTGAGTCTATTTGGTTGTCTCTAAATAGAACATCCGGACTGAAGAACTGCATTAATCTACTGTGTTGGAAATTTTGAGCTCTCCAATCCTTGCTTGAAGGAGGTTTAAATCCTTCAGTATCTCTACCGTATGTTAACGCTGAGTTAACTGAGCTTTTAGCTGATAAATCATAGTAGTCTTTACACCCTATAAATGGAGACATAGATTCAAACATTCTAGTCATTGATGGAATTATGTCAGATGTTGTAGAATTTACAGCATCTTTCCTGTCCTGAAGAGATGTTAATTTATTCTTGGTAACATAATTTGCCACCATTGGATTGATAAATCCTTGAGCATATATAGTCTGATCAGTCAGTGTCCTATCGGCTCTTAATATTTTATATCCTACCGGGATGTCATTTTCATTTGAAAAGTTAGAACTATCTCCTAACCATGTGTAAAAATCCGCAGTAAGTGTTATTTTTAATTGATTGTAATTTCCAGATAAGTTTCCTGCAGGCGCCTTTAAATCCATAATCCATTTAGGATCTGAAGTTTGACCTAGTCTGTTATAAAATTTAATACCCAACCTATAAAGCTCTCTATCTTTTAAGAACTGTAAACTCTCTGACTGTGAATCAGATAATGAGGACTGAACAACTTCCACTTCTATATACTTCCCCGAAGCTCCCAGTGTACTACCATTTGACTTGTATTTATACAGGTCATAATTACTATTAATAGAGTCATGACCTTCAGGCAATGAGTATGAATTTTTATCCACCACTGTGGCATCTCCAGTTACATTTCTATTGCTATCAATGTAGGTATTATTGTACACTACACAATCTGTACTTGAATTGAAAGAAAATGCTCTACAATCTAATTCAACATCAAATGGCTGTTCTACTATGTTGATAGGGAACAATCTATTATCTTTAGTCGCAATATGTTTCGGTATGATAGGGTTAGAGCCCAGGAATATAAAGGCGTCTAGAGATATAGACGTACCAGATAACCCATCATCTGTAAAAGAAAATGAAGTGAATGTGTCTATCTCCTTGTCAGCAACTATTGTTATTTCCGGATTCTCATTATAAGAAGTGTACTTTATAGAGTATATCTTAATGTGAGTAAACTTTTGATCTATATTTGAAATTTCTAATGATATAGACTTTCCTAAAACCTCATTTACTTCACCACCACCTAATCCAGTTCCTTTGTCTATTGCAACTAATTCAGACAATGGAGATGGGGTTGTTTGAGCCCCGTTAAGGATATATAATCCATAAGAGTATTGAATCATACCTGCAGTATGAGATCCTCCTCCTACAACACCAGTAATCTTTATCTGAGATAAATCAAAGTTACTCACGACATCCACAGCACTAGGGTCCAAATCAACTAGGTTAATTGAATCTCCATTTGCTACACTTTGTCGTATGTTTAAAAATCTAAGTTGGTGTTGACCATCAACAAAGTATATTTTTTGAATTATTGAATTCTCGTAATTGTAAAGTACTTGCACAAGATTAATCTTGCTTAATCCCAAGTTACCCATATAGAGTAAATTTAAATCAAAATCACCTTCGTTCAAATTAGTTAACTCCCAGAAGCAATCAAAACCATTATCATCTGTTGTAACTATAAGAGCCGAATCTCTCATTTCTTTTGTACCAATTATTACTTGAGTACCTGAAGTTCTTTGGTCGTATTCCTTTTCAATACTACATCTTGGAATTACGCTTGTTTCAGTTTGATATTTTAACGTCTTAATTAGAGATCCGGTGTCGTATCTAATACTTGTAGAGTTTGTATCTATTGTTGGAGAAGGAATAGAAAAGATAAATTCATTTCCCGCCTCATTTGTAATAGAAAATGTACTCTTTTGATCCGTTGCTAGAATACGAATATTCTTTGCATCGAAATATTTGTCACCTTGTTTATCACTAGATAAATCCTTGCTCATACCTCGATATTGAGCTTGTTGTTTTAACATCATATTATTGAATGCGTAAATTCTCTTGAGCACCTAAAAATTCAAACCTTCTTGAAAATTCAGTTCTACTTGGAATTAATTGAACAATTGTGTTTACAATAGTTTCCATCTCATCTGTACTAGGTAGTTTAAGATTGGAATCTGCTTGAGCAACATTAAAACAATAGTCTGATTCAGCTTTATTAAGCTTTCTATCAGATACCATTTCCATGTCGTTTAATATGTCGAACCACTTCCATTTAATATAGCTTTCAACACATCTTAATAAGGTTTCGTTGTCTAATATTAATGGATAACATTCATCATCTGTCGCTATTGCTTTGTATATGACTTCTAATGTACCAGTTTCAAAGTTTACAGTAATATACTTGCTGTTTAACGAATAAGTATTGTCTGGCCTTGAAGGCTGGTTACCACCCTGACTAAAAAATTCTTGAGATATATCTTCAGTCGTCTGTAGAGAAACTACCTGACCACTATCAGTTCTTGCAATACCCTCTACTTTAATCATGTCAATAGGTTTCAAAGCCCTATAGTTAACTACATTAATAGACTCTCTTCTATTCACAAAGATTGATGGAGCCTCTAATATTCTTAGAACTTGAATAGCATTATCAACTATGAATTCATAGTTAAGATCCTTCATCAAAGGATTCCTGAAAAGCCTATCAGCTACCATTTTAATACTTACTAAATTACCTGTGCTTGCCATTTTGTTTATTTTAGAAATGCATCTATTTTACCTGCAAAAATAGAAGTAGAAAGCTGTCGCTTCATAGTTCTATTAAATTTAACCTTGTAAATGCTTTTGTTTTTAAAGTTAGCTTTTGATGTTCTATAAAATATTCTAAAAGTATATCCTCCGGTATGCTCATTAGTGTATCTTATCTTAGTTTTTTTTTCTCTTGCCTTTTCATTATCATTCCAAAGCTTTCTAGTTTCCCTCCAATTAATAGGAAGGTTGTTAATAATATTTCCATCATCATCTATCTTTACTTCAGTCTGCATTTTTCTCAACTCAACCTTTCCTACTCTACAAGGCATTATGTACTCTGCACCTTTTGTAGAAATCCTGTCTCTTACATGACCGTTAAATTCTTTTATTATCTGTCCAAACGTTGCTCTAGAAACCAATTTGCATTCAGAATCGCTACTACGATTAGCTACAAAGTGCTTATAATAATCATAATTACCGTAATCAGTTTTTATTCTATGAAATCTTTTATCTTTTTTATCATCTTCCATCTGAAGAGTCATTTACATTGTCACCAGGAATGGATAATGATCTAGTTAGTTCTTTCACTACTAAATCAACAGCAATATCTACCATTGCAGATTCCATTGGATATTGATCGTCCCATGCTTCAATAGAATTATCTAAATTACATGAGTAATTTCTAGCCTCATCTGGGCTTTCGAATATGTCAGTTATTTTTATGCTCTTTAGAAATCTTAATTTATTGTCTTTTGATATGATAAAAAGTTTACCACTAAAATCAACTGCGCAATATATTAAATGTTGAGTGTATTTGTTTTCAAATAGAAAAGGAATCCTTTCAATTGCTACAATACTAATATTTATTTCCATTCCGTCTTCTTTACGGACAGAAAGTGGACCCTCTTTTCCCTTAATCTTTATAGATCTTGGCAGAGCAATGTTGGTAGAAAGGATTTTACCAGCGCATGAGTATCCATCAACCCTATCAACTAGTGATATATCAACACATATCTCTTGTTTAATCTCAATTGGCATATGCCAAGAGCTCTTAGCGTATTGCTGCTTTAACAGCATAGCTCTTTTAGTGTCTATTAAAGAAGAAACCAATTCCTCTGACAACCTTGTGTCATCAGAATGAATGTTTAACTTTTCAAAGACTGCATAAATTATTTCTCTTTTAGTCATAATAATCTAATAAAATTTTCCACCAAAATAGAAGTGACCATCAGGTGTTACGTGTATTTGTGTTACATGTGATGTTCCGTGCTCATCAACCATATTAATTCCAAAACCATTGGCCCATTGAGCCTTCATAGGTCTTGTTGCGTAATTAAATGCTTTAGAAGAAAAGTCAGCGCATGCACCTAAGTTATATGCTGCCATTTGACCTTCTCTATAAACTTGAGATCTGTGAGTGTGTACGTAAGCACAACTCCTTCTCAATTTATCTAAGTGAGCCTTAGCATTATGAATACTAAAGTAAATACCATGAAAGATATCAAAGTCTTTTCCTATAGTCACGAAGTCTTGACTCCAACTAGTTTTAACATTGTACCCTTTTTGCCACAGTCTCATTCCTTCTTCAGGAGAAACTAATGGTGTTTTAGCATTGTCCATAACAGACATCCATCTGTTGTATCTATCTTCATGATTACCATAAATATATGTCTTCCATACATCTTTAGGTAATACTCTGTCAAAATCATGTAGTAAATCACTCCCAATCTGGTACTCATCATTTAGTGTTAATCCTGGAACTGCAGTGAATTTACCTTTGTCATGAAATGATAAAGGATTTAAATCTAAGAAATCACCTAATAAGTGAAATCCTTTTATAATATCTTTGTGGTCTTTTATCATTTCCATGATACCACGGTGTAATTGCTTATTGTGAAAAGGCACGTGATTGCACCCTAATAAAATATGCATTCCAACCTGATCCTTAATTTCAGGGGTGTGGAACCCACGTAAAGCTTTTTTTCTCTGAAGAATAGATGTTACTTTATCTTCTTTAGATACGGGTGCTTGAATACCCTTCATTCCCATTTGAACAGCAAGTTCGTTAAACTTTGCCAATAACTCGGGTGTTACTTCAATCTTTGGATCCTTTATTTCTATTGGAGCCTCTTGTTTTAATAGATTACTAAACTCTGCTCTTACTTCCTTTTTAGCTTTTTTAATTGCTCCAAAGCTAAATATGTGACCATTATACCTGTTGGCTAAGAACCTTTGAATCTTTGGATTACCTTCATTTAAATAACTATTTTTACTTCTAAGGAAGTCTTTGATAATCTCTAAATCTTGCATTTAAAATATTTTAGTTAATAAAACTTACCAGCAAATATAATGAAAAAAGCCATATAAGTCAAGTAATTGTATCATCTATTTGTGATACACTTTATTATATGGCTATTTTGTTAGCAATAATTACCATTGCTAAGCCTTGTAAAGGTCTGTGTATCTAGGACATTACCACCATCAGCATCTTTTAATGTGAATGTTATTTGAGTAATATTATTATTTTGATTCTCATCATAAGATTGATATCCTTGAATAATTCCATTATATGTTGTTACCTCAGTCAATGTTTCGCCATTAACAGCAATAAGATTACCACTAATCTTATCTACCGATCCTGTTCCACCAGCTATCACATACTCAACCCATACAGACGTAGTTGTCTTAACTAATATTGACCACTCTGTTTTACACACATCTTCAGAAGTCATTAAACCACCAACCTTTCCAGTTCCTACTGGGTCTTCTATAAGCTCTTCAGAGACATTTATATTCATTACTCCCATGACTATTCAGTTATTCTACGAATATTCCAGACCCTGCGTCTGCAATAGCGAAATTAAATGATTCTTGTTGTAATTCAAACACCAGTGTGCTTGGAACATACTGAAAATATCCAGCATCTATTTCATCAAATGTAATTATTTGATTTGCACTTACGTTTGAATTATTAAATTGCAATACACCAGCTGATGGCAAAGTCAATATCTTTAACTTATCTGCAACATCTCCTTCAGGATCACTATACTGAGGACTAGTACTTGTTGTAAAGTCTGCCCTTGTAAATACTATTGTTGTAGCGTAAGCTGTACTTACTGTTCCATCCCCAACAGAATCTGCTGGCTGATTAGCTTTTGCAGCTATGTTTATTGTAATAACGCCAGTATCCAATCCGCTTAAAGAACTAGAACCTGAATCAGCACAATCAAACTTAAATACATCTGAATATGCCTCATCTTCTTCCACTGAAGGTGTATCATATATTAAATTTCCTGAAGATATATCTCCAGCATATACAAGCTGACCAATAGAAACCTCAGTTCCATTCAGCTTCAAACTACCATTACCTTCTAATGTCTGTGTTATTTTGATGTACTTTAATGAATCTTCTTCCGGATCAGAATATGCGGGACTTGTGTCAGTAGTAAAATCAGCCACTGAAAATACATGCGTTCCTGTACTTCCTAAGTCAAAGGAATTAGACCCTATTGAAGTGGGCCTTCCATTAGAAAGCCCACTATTAGTTATTGTTAATAGCATTTGTTTTGTTTTAAATTAATTTACCCAATCTGAATCCTCATGATCCCTAATTGCTACTTCTAGCGTGTCAGTTGCTATTCCATTAGAATCTGAAGCTATATGATAAAGAGCGCCAGAACTTAATTCATCTGCAGTAATAATCTGTCCAACCGTAAGGACCGAACCATAGTAATAATAAGTACCACTATTTACCTCAGAGATCTCAATAACCTTAACTGCTTGCAATGGATCACCATCAATATCATTATAAGCTGCAACAGCTAAAGACGTGAAGTCTTGCAATGTAAGAACTGTAGTAGTTCTGTTGTCTGCGTAAATGTTTCTATTACCTATTGTTGGTAAATTATTATCTTCTGTTATTTGCTCTACTGTAATAGCACATGAAACAGCATTAGATGGCAATGGCAATTGAGCATCATCATCGTATGCATAGTAGGTAAATGATGTTGAATAAGCATCATCAACACTTCTGTTGTACACCAGTTTTGTTACGTCATACAATAACGTTCCGATTGTAATTTCAAAACCATTATACAATAAGGTACCATTGGCGGGTAATGAATTAACTACAAAACTTCCAATATTACCACTACCATCGTCAGAATATCCTGAGAATAAATCTAAGTAAGTAAATACGTATGGATCTCCCGAATCATTGGCAGTTATTGCTGATGAAGTTAATGTTGGGGCATTATTACCGTCAGCCCCTATATTTACAATTCCTACTGGAGCTGTATAGGATGCTGTTGAGGCTGCTTGCCTCTCTAAGCAAATATATGGATCCACTCTTTGAAGATGTGCTACCATTTTATCTAGTCTCTGTAATTGAGAGTACGTAGAAGAATAACACGAATACTTGTATATAAGCTTTAATAAGCTAATGTTCTCTATCTTGACGTCACCATAATGAACTAATCTTTTGGTAACATTAGCTACTGATGCTACATATATTCTTGCGTTCTTATTTTCCATTATGAGTTCTCAGCTATTACGCAGTCAATTACACCAACTGATACTATATTTCCTGCAGTTGAAACTACCGGACTAATATCATTACAATCATTACAATTAGATGTGTCCATGGTTATAATTAAATTTGCTAAGTTATCTATTGCATCTTGGTATCTTCCTAGCAATAACGCTTGTTTTGTTGCCTCTAAATACAAATCAAATAGAAGTGCATTTTGAAAGTTTGCATTACAGTTTAAGCATGATAAGTCAATGTTTGCAATTAACTTTGCTTGTACTGTATAATATTGTGTTAAGTTAAATGTAGCCACTACAGCAGCTTCACTATCACTTGTGGTAATCTGAAGAAAATACATTCCGCTAAATGTTGATTCACCAGCATTACTTGTAGATATCTGAAGACTCTCTGTATTGCTAGTTCCGGCAAGTAATGAGGTCAAGTCTACTGCCTTATAAGGGTCTCTGTAGGAATCCTGGTCCCAAAATAATATTTGAGTTACAGTCTGTCCAGCATTAACCTCAACATCTAAGTCTATAGTAGTAAGATCATTAGTTACCATAAATTTTGTTACGCTAATAGCCATATTTTTATTTTAATTTAATTAATAAAAAAAGGGACCGGGAATAAATCTCCAGCCCCTTTGTTAAATTTAATCTAGTTTAGACTACGACTCTAAGAAAGCATTAATAGAACCAGAACCTAAGATAGTATTCAAATCTGTAACAACAGTGTTGATAGCAGAATTTGCAGATAAAGTTGTAAAAGGTACAGCAATAGTTAATCCTTTTTTACTTTTCTTAGCTTCGTCACGACCCTCATCATAATAAGAAATCTCAATCACATTATAACTAGATGAAGCGTTAGAAACTAATGCTGGTCCAGTTATATTGTTAGGATATCCGCTTTTTCTGTAGGTATCGCCTCTTTCACCAAGTAAGAAGTATTCCATTTCCATGATTTGGAAACCTGTTCCAACACCTGAACTTGCAGCTGAAGTTACAGTTACAGTTGGGTAAGTATCACAAGAGATGTCTACGTTAAATGAGTCAACAACTTTAATGTGCTTATCTCCATCAAATCTAGACCCTTGAGTCTTTCCTGTTACAACTAGTGCAGCATTAGATCCTGATCCAGTTTTAGAGAAACCAAAGTAAGGATTCTCACTTGCATTTGCGCCTATTTCACGAGCGAAATTACGATTTAATGACGCGATTAATCCATCTACAATAGATTCAGCAGTATTACCAGCAGCAGCTTTATAATAACCTTGCTTTAAGTAAGTGTCTTCTTGAGACAAAGAACCATGTTGGTCAATCTCAATGCTCACAGTATATAAGCTATTGACATCTACACTTAAACCTGAAATAGTTACTACTTTGTTTACAGCAGCAGCATGTGGCACAGATCTTACGTCTAATACATTATCTACCTTGATGGTATCACTAGAGATAATGGTTCCTAGTGCATCCTTTTGAAATAGTTTAAAGCTTGATCCGGCAGAAACGGCAGAACCGTCTTTACTTAATACTACTAAACTGTTTGCAGCTTTTGATTTCAAAGCTGAAATAGATGCCGCATTATCTGCAGTACCTACGTACATGTGTCTAACTTGGTTTTGACCAGCTAATCCCATAATAATAATTGTTTTTAATTAATAAATTGTTTTGATACTATTTTTCAAATATAAAGGATCTGTATCAATAATCCTAATATTTTTAACTTAAACTCTTGAGTTTAATTTTACTTTTGCTTCTAAGGTGTTTTCTCTGTAATCCATAATTGCATTCTCAACAGCCATGTTTATAATATCTCTATGGGTTAAATCGGCCAGCAAGCATGTCTCTACCGCAGTTTTACCATTAATAGTTAATCCTAATCCGGCGACATCACTTGATGTCTGTAAGTCTCCAATAATTATTGGAGAAGGATAAGAAATATATCGAACATTGTAGGTTTTAATTGTTTCAGAAGAAATGATTTCTACAGTTGTTTTTGAATTCTCTTTTGAAACGTCCATTCGCCAAGCCTTATTTTTATTAGGCTTTTTAAATGGATTTCTATAACTTACCATGAATTCATCATGTGTTACGGGTAATACTTCTATTACTTTTCCATTAATGAGTGGGTTAGAATTACTTGACAATGTCGCAGTTTCTAGAACTATATACATTGCACTATTACCCAACTCGTAGAATTTTGATTCATTCACCAATCCCCTGCTAGAGGAGATTGCTGAACTTATCTTTTCATCTACAACTAACTCATTTAATACTCTTCGAGACCTTTCTCTCAATTCAAATGAACTAGTTTCATCCCTTGTTGCATCATAGTTTATCTTCACATATTGCTCTTGAGCAATAGTTAAATAAGAACTAATCTCAAATGTGTCTAAACCAGGAGCACCTTCCAGTGCATTGTTATATCTTAAATTAAACTCTTCTTTGATCTCTGATGCGTTCATACTATGCTAAATTTTTTAATTTTGCTTCAAGCGCTAATCTCATTTCCTGTCCAAGGTTTGTTGACAAGAACTCAGCAGCCACTTGTAGTGTTGGAGTGTCTCCGTCAGAAATAGGCTCATCATCCAGGGTGTAAAACTTTTTATCAACTTTATTGATTGCGCCATATTCGAAACAAGTCTCTAACAATACTTTTGTTTTTAAGAAACTATCACCCATTATGCTACAAAGTAAACTTGGGTTTTTTTCAAGCTCTTTATGTAACTCAGACTGTAAGAAATCAATCTTGTGAGATCTGTTAGTATTTCTACCAAGGTTCCTTAATGTATATCTTAATACCCTTTTGTCTTCTTCATACTTAACATACAACTTGTATGCCTGTACTTTATTGCCAACCTTGTTAATTTCCTTAGCCATTTGCTCTGAAGCAGATGTTAACACAAATCTATTAGTAGCTTTATGTTTAACCTCATCTAAGCTGTTTGCTACAATTGGACAAGCCAATAATACTTTGTACTTTATGTACTCATAAGGATCTGATAAATCTAACCTCATGTCATCTTTCCCTAAATAGATTGGTAAGATACCCATTTCATAAGCCTTACCGCTTTCTTTCCAGAAGTCACCATATATAGAAAGGTTTACACCATTCAACATATGTTCTAATCCATCCTTCTCAACATTAGTAAGAAGATTCTTCATCTTCCCATTATCCATTGTTGGTGCAGGAATTGCAATCTCAGCTCCATTAAGTAATCCACCATAAGCTACATGCTTGTGATCCTTAATACCATTAGCTTCCTTTGATAGATATTTTACTGATATTATTTTATCTTCTAAGAAGTCTGTACGAATTGCTCTTACATTTACTTCTTCTTGTACTTTTGCTTTAGCTTTTGCTGCTGCCATAATTTTAACTTATTTTTATGATTCTTCTCTCCTTGTTTGTGGTAGTTATTAAAGATACTACCAAACTTTATTTATAATAATCACCTCAGACGAACAATCCAAGGTGATTAAGTTTTACTCTACTATGCTAACACATAAGGAATAATTGAAGCTGTACGACTTGCGTCATAAACCACTACACCTAATTGAGCCCATTTAGTGATAGTACCACTATCTTCTAAAGTTCCCATGTTACCATTGTTTACAGCTCCTGTGAAAGGATTTCTGAAGCCCCATTGGTAACCTCTGATTTCTTCTTTCCCTTTAACCTGTACCTTTTGGATGTTTGGACTCTCAGTAGTTCCCATGTAAAAGATATCGAATCTATAAGATTCAGCTACACCGTTAGATCCAGGGATCTTAATTGTGTTACGAATCTTGTCATCGTAAAAATCATCTACTTCTAATTTAACGCAAACTCCATTTGGCGCTAAGTATTCTACAAACTGGAAACCAGCTTTCATTGAATTCTTATGTAATGGAGACGGAGTAGACATAACTGTAGCTGGATTAGTACCTGGAGTACTCATGTTTGCAGACCAACCTGAAGTTGTTTGCAATACAGCTTTATGAAATTCAGCAGCACCTCTTTCTCCTGTACGAAGAATAAATACACGATTGTCAAATCCTAATTTACCTTCACTCAATCCAAAAAGGATCTCTTCTAACAACTCAATTGAGAAGTCATTGTAAAAGTAAGTATTAGACTGCTCCATTTGCTCACGGATACCAGATCCAATCTGAATCTTACGTCCTGAAACATCTTTGTTGTGGTACTGACCATCAGCAGTTCTGTTTGTTTTACCATACATTAAGAATTTATTCTTGTATAAAGAAAATTCTTGCTCAACTAACCAATCTTCATAAAGAGACAATGCTCCAAATACCTTCTTGTTACCAGCTTTGTCAATAACAGGAATACCCATTACTACTTGCTTGTTGGTTGCATCTCCTGGAAGTTTGTGATCTATTCTAATAGTAGTCAACTCACCTCTCATGGAGATTGGAGTTACTCTACGAATACCACCTACTTCTCTAGAAAGACCTTTACCTACTGGAGCGAACTCTTCAGTAAATCTCTTACCAGCTATTAATTCAGAACCAGGAATACCTGTTCTATCTGAACCTGCTATTTCACAAGTATAAACCCACTGAGATCCTGATGGATAACCATCATCTAACAATCTAATTGGATACACTTCATTTTTCTCACCTACAATTAACTCACCTTTGAAGAACCAATGCTCGTCAAATGTTAATTGAAATTCTTGACCACCTTCACCAATGTTATTGTCACTGTTTGTTACAGTAGCACCTTGGAAAGAAGCTTCCACTAAAGGAATGTTTCTACGTGAACTACCAATTAATTCCCAATAGAATTCATTGTCATTGTCCACCATTTTTGTTTCAAACTTAGCTAACATATTTTCTAGAGACTTACCTCTATTAATAGCTAGTAATTTGATCATGGCATCATTAATCTTTGTTGGAGATGTTTTCCAGATAGCACCTAAAGTGTTTTCGGGATTAATCATACCAGCAAATGCCTTTGCATCAGTTACTTGGAACCTGCCTAATTGCATAATTTAATTGTGTTGCGTACATGCTTTTGTTTTTGATGTACCTCTGTTAAAAAAAGTTGTTTACTCTATCTCTAAATCAACAAGATCAGATAACTTAAAGTTTGATTGATTGTCAGCAGTATTAGTGTCAACAGAACCAGTACCTGTAAAGTTAGCTCCTCTTAGTAAATTTTCTATGTTGTTAGTGATTTTACTTTCAGCCTTTGTTCCGAAAATACTAAAATCACTAAGACCTTTTGTTAAGTAAAATAAAGCCTCTAACTTAATACGAGATCCAACTGGATCAGCTTTTTGAGCTTGCATAAATGCATTCTCTTTATTACCTAAGTCTGAAGTTATCTGGGTATATAACTCATCCTTTTGAGAATCAGTTAATGTAATACCTGGAATCACCTCTGGAGTTGTAGATATGTAAGACTTAATGTCTTTCAAACTATCCTTCTCCTTATTCTTTGCATCATTTAAAATACTTTGCAAAGAGTTTTCTTCTGATTTAATTAGACTATTCAATGCGAACTCCGCATCTTCAATATCTGTTCCAGCATCTACACTACGCTGAGCCATTGCTTCAGCTCTAGCAGGATCATATCCTTTTTCTATGAAATCTTGAACAATAGCAGTTTTTCTAAACTCTACATTCCTTTCATCTTTGATGTACTCAGGAGTAACCCCTTTAAGCTTATCAATTGTGTTGACCTTTTCCGTAACCTCAGTTAACGGAGCACCACTCTTCTGCGCATCCTCAATTAACTTCTGTCTATCAGTTAGACCAGAGTCTATTTTTTTATTAATTGCATCTTCAAGATCTTTCATGTTCTTAATAGATGTAACATCAAGCTCAGGTAAAACACCTTTGGCTTTGAATTCAGCAGCTAAGTTCGAATAAAGCTGTTCAGTCTCATTCATTTTTGGAGAGGAAGAATCGCTGCCTGCACCTTCAGCAGTTTCACCTGCCTGAACTTGATTTAAATCTTTACCCTGACCAGCTACGCTCTCTTGATCTGCACCTGCAGTATCATCACCATCAGTATTTGTTTCTTTACCTTTGTTTTCACCCGCAGGTGCAGGAGTGGCAGCTCCTTCTTGTTTTAATTCAATAGGTTTGATATCACTTCCTTCTTCAAATAGTTGAAGGTTACTTGTATCAAAATCTAAATCTCCTAAATTTAATTCTTCCATGTATAAATATTTATTAATTCTCCATTAACAAAAGTATAATATTAAGGTCTTAAATGCCAATAGGTATTATAGCTAAAGAGTTTTAATATTTATTGAATTAAATCTTTGTATTGTTCTTTTACATTGAAAGATGGGCAGGCTTTTGGGCTGAACTCATTGTGTCCACATAACTCTGCGTTAGGATACTTTGACATTAAATGACGAATAAGAATGTTAAGCGCATCCTTTTGTAGATCAGTTCGTGTATCCTTCGGACTCATATCTTCTGCTACTCCCCCAACATAGCATATGCCTATAGAGTTTTTGTTTAACCCTTTTACGTGAGCTCCTTGCAACCTAATGTCTCTGCCTTTTTGACAGTACCCATCTAGCTCTATAACGTAGTGATAACCTATGTCACTCCATCCTTTGTCTAAATGCCATTGCCTTATTGTTTCTGTTTTGACATCTTGACATTCTCTTGTAGCAGCGCAATGAATAATTATCTTATCTATTTGCCTCATTTCGAGAAAATTGTTTTGAATTTTATAGGAAGAAAAGAAAGGATTCTTTTCAAGGGATTGTTTCCGCTTACTGCCTCCATATTTTCATAGATGCTATACACTTCTACCAAGCAAGCAACTATAGCTGCCAACTCTGCTAAAGAATAATTATAACCAATTTTAACCAATGGTGACTCATCGAACACTAGCGCGTCCAATAATATGAATACCAGTATTCCTGTACCGTATTCAGTAGTTTTTCTCCATGTGTTTCTAAGCGCACTTGATCTTATTATTTTCCAGAACTCACTTTTCCAAGGTCTGAATTTAATTTTGTTCTTGTAGTGGGCCTTTCTTATTCCGGTAAGCAAATCTATAAATATTATAATTACTAGGGCTAATAATATCGTCTTCATACTGAGTATAATTATTAAAATAGGGCTTATAAGCAATAATAAATACTTGCTTATAGTCATTGTTTTGAAGAAAATTATAATTGAACTCATCTCTATATATATGCTTACAAATATACAATATTATTAAACCTTATCATTATACTTATTATAGCTGTTTTGCATTAAAATAAGCATGAATCTGAGCTAGAAACAAACCCGTTTGTATTTACAAAGGCTGAAGCCGTAGGGGTATTTCCGCTTGCAATATTCCATCCGTATGTTCCGGACTCTACAAGTGTTGATCCGTTTGAAGATGCGTAAACTCTATCGCCATCAACTGGTAGAGCCCCTGAACCATTATGCCACACTTGTATAGTGACTGCCGTGTTACACGCTAAAGAACTTCCAGATGATGCAGCATTTCTATAAAATAACGTATATACTTGCGAGCCTCCATAATTCCTAAACTCCAATAAGCTAGTAGCTGGCGATGAAAAGTAATTCCCATCATAACTCCCAAAAGTAGCTTCGGAAACGCAACTTAATAAGTTTTTATTTGATGGACTAATCTCGTCCACTACATCTTGTAGTGAAAAAGTTGTTGTGTTTGGAACCGACATTATATTCCAGCTTTTTCTAATCTAGCTTCTAATTCAGCTATCTTAGCGATTAGTAAGTCCACATAAGCTACAGACTTCATTCCCTCGTCATCTGTTCTCACAAACTCCGGGTGAACTTCCTCTAACTCTTGTGCTATTACTCCATATCTCTTTTGACCCTTATTAGATTTCATCTCAAAGGTCTTCCAATCTACGTTAATAGATTTGTCACTAACCTCTTCAACATTCTCTTTAAGTCTACCATCCGAAGATAATATAAAGTTAGTTGCAGTTATCGTCCCCGTACTAGTATCATTTTGGTCACTTCTTAGATAATCATTTGAGTCTACACTTCCATCTGCTTTTAAAAACTGAGAACTTGTTCCTCCAACTTTAGAAATTGAGCTACCAGTAATACTACCAGCAGCATAAACATTGTCAGATGTAAATATTTTTCCAAACGCAAAGATTGAACCTGAGCCCTTATTTCCTATCGTCATTTGATAACCATTCTGAGCAGCTCCAACAGACACAAAGCCTTGATCATCTATTGTCATTCTTTCAGTTAAGGTTGGACTAGAAAAACTTGCTGTAGAAGTATAAAATACTAACTTACCACCTGATTCTGCATCTTGAGTTCCAGTAGAACTTCCTACAATTCCAATCCTCGCTTGAGTACTACTTGTTGTATTGTCGTCCTGTAATGCAAAATCAATATCTGCCGTCATAGCACTCGTCTGATCTGCTGAAGAGTTATTAATTATCTTCAAAACAGTCTTCTGACCTGATGTTGTTGTTGGTGCGTTAAATTCACCTATACCATTACACGTAATACTCGTGCTACGAACATCTCCATCTACATATACTCTTCCTTCTGCAAATATTGAATATGAGCCATTGGCTACACCTACTGTTAATTCATATCCTGAATCGGTAGATGTATTCATACGAACTACATCACTAAACGTTTTAAGTCCTCCTATATTTTGACTTGTTGTTAAATCAACAAATAAACCTGCATCAACATACTCTAAAGCATCTTCTTCTAAATTAACTCTTACAAGATTGAGTGAATTACCTGTTTTATTGTCAGGAGTGTCTGTCAATTCGTCATAAGTAATTCCTCCAGCTACTTGACCACATCTTAGTGAGTCATTTAATCTTGTAACCCTGTCTTCATAATGAAGATTATTAGTATCATCATCTACTGATACTAACACGTTTGTAAAAACTCCTGATACACCTGAATTTAATATAGTAAAATTTATATATAAATCTTTTTGGTATGCAATAGTTGTCTCTGAAGTAAACTCAGTCTCTACACCAAGAATAGTGTATGAAGAATTGTCAAAACCCTGACTTAAAGAGAACCTGATAGAATCACCACTCTCTGCATTTACTTTGTATGTGTATCTTGATGCGCAATCAGTTTCTATTAGTGAATGTATATCTACACTAAAATTATCCGCTTCATCTACGTTGAAATTAAAAATTGCCATATTATCCTCTGTATTGTCCTGATCCTTCGTCAGATATTTTAAATTCAAATCCCTCTACATTTCCTGAAGGGAATTCTCTGTTTATATAAAAAAGTTTACCATCATCAATATCATCAAAAGAAATTTCCTGATCATCAACTACTATTACACCATCTAATTCTAAATCACCATATTCAGGCACAGTAACAACTAGCAGCATACTTGGGTTGTCTCCTTCAGGATCTGAGTATGGAGGATTCAATCCAGTAGTTAACATTGCTTTTGTAATGGCTATTGACTCACCTACAACAACATTTGTTTCTCCATCTCCTACAGAGCTTGGACCTCTATTAATATTGCTCTCAACTTCAAAAGTTACACTTTTAGGGGATGTGGTGTAAACTCCAGAACCCTCATCAGTTACTGTAAATTCCATCTCACCATCGGTATATCCATCTAAATCAGCACTATTTGCTTGGTATTTAAAATTACCATTCGTCAAATCACTTGATGTGATTATACTTCCAACAGTTACTATAGAGCCATTGTTGGAAATTACACCTTTTCCTGGGAGTGATGTAATTTTTAATGAAGCAAAATCATCACCTTCTGGGTCATTATACGCTGGAGTTGTCTCTGTAGTAAAATTTGCGAGCGTAAAAACATATAGCTGTCCGAAAGTAATGGGCAGTCTTAACCAACCTGTAGAGTTTGGGGATTGATTATCCTGAGCCGATATGTCTAGTGTTATAATTCCCATAATGTTTTTTTGATTACTAACAAAAATACTCTGTTTACGCGAAAAACTGATATCTATATTATAGCTAAAAAAGAAAAAGCACCTCAATTAAGAAGTGCTTTTGCATATTTGTTTAAAAAATAATTACTGCAGTTGATTCAAAACATTTGATTTATCCTTAGATCCTTGAGAACTTCCATAGAAATAATTGAATACACCAGTTAATCCAGTACCTACAATTACACCTAAAATGAAATTGACAACATCCTGATTCTCTTCAGGTATTGTGACAAAGAATAAAAGCAACACAACTACAACAGAAAATGCAAACACCGCCATTGTTAAGTAGTATATAAATCTCTTACTAAACAAGTCATCTTGATTTAATGCATTCTTTTGTAAATCCCTAGCGTCCATTCTGTCAGCAAAATCCATTCTAATGAGTTCTAAGCCATCTTCTTTTTGATCTAAAGTAAGTTTCTCATCTTTAGCTACAACTGACTGAATTGCACCAAGCAAATCACCTGACGCCACCTCACCTATAACACTCACTGCCTTTGTTAATATATCGGATCTTCCAATCTTTCTTAACCAATTTCCAACGGCAGTACCTTGACCACCATTCTTTTTTAATTTTGGGTTTTTACTCATACATTATATTTTTAATTAAACCCTACGAGATGTTTAGTCCCATAGGGTTATTATTATTATTATTATTAATTAACTTAATCCAGATATAGTTACATTCTCAATATCACTTGCTGTCATATTATTAAAGTATAGTTTAACATTACCAGTGTCTGTTGGCAATATATAGCTTCTTATACCATTAGAAAACGAGTCATTAGTTCCATCACCCATTAGCCATACTTGAGTAGACCTAACAGCAGTATAGTTGTTAGGAGTAGGTACAGCAGAAGGGAATAGGAATGTACTACCACCACTTCCAGCAGAACTCATAGCAGTTTGACCTAATTTGTAATCTGCTACCCACGCTTGAGGGTCAGTAATTATAGCTTTAATCTCAGCATCAGTAGGCATAACTTGATTGTTCTTCAATGTAGTTACAACCATACTAGCTACTTTACCATGGAAGGTTCTGCTACCTGATTGAGAGCCAATAGTAAAGATACCTACAACAGTGTTAGTCATTGAACTTCCTGATTCAACCCAATTAGTACTTGTTGATAAATTACTTCCTACTGAAGCAAATGAATCACTACTACTCATTAATCTAATATCAAAACAATCAGCTAAGTTAGCAGCAGTAGCATTAGTAGCACTTAGTCTTTCACCAGTACTAGTTATGTATGCTCCATACCAATCAGATGTAGAGATAGCAGTAGCAATCTTACACTCATTTCTATCAGGAACAGAGTTAACTCCGTTTCTACCCCAACCGAAGTATAAATCGTTGTTAGCATCAACTCTTAGATAAATGTTATCCTGACTAGAGCTTGTACCTTCACCACTATTCCAAATGTATTGGTTAGAGTTATTTCCGTCAACCTTAAATACAATAGATGTAGCCCAAGGTCTAGCGTAATAATCATTAGAGGTGTTACCTGCTGTAACGGGTGCTCCTGCAGCAATACCCATTCCACTCATTTTTAGAACACTGTTTGCGTTATTACCACTTATTAGTCGTAAGTATTCACCTCCACTAAAATCTACTGCCTTATTCCAAGATGTAGAGTTTGCAACAGAAGGTACTGGAGCCGAAACCTCAGTAAGTGCTGTCCAATCTATATCATCATAGTTGAAATTAGAAGTGTTAGTATAATTATCAAAGAATACCATCACATCTATATTTGTGAATCCATATCCTTGATCACCTGATTCATACTTATCTACACCATTCCAATCAGCATAAGTAGTTGTTAGAGGGTCACCATCATTATAATCGATACCCATTCTAATATTGTCACCATCTGCTGGAATTTCAATAAATGCAACCATTTGAGGTAAGAAAGAAGGTATGTAAACAATAGTTGTACATACTGATACTCCATTTTTAAGTACTCTAAGGTTACCTCCTGAAGAGTTAGCTCTAAAGAACTTAATACATAGATCGTATTCGAATCCAGTATTTGAGCTACTATTACCGTCTTGAGTGTTAGCCCAAGCTCCATCCTTAATACCAAAGCACATAGTTGTTTGATCAGGCATAGCATTAAACATATCAGTAAAGAAAGCTCCACTAAAAGTTAATCTCTGTCCATTTGCTAATTGCTCATCAATACTATACCAGTTATCAGCAGCTACATTGAATCCAGAAACTAGATTAGGCCCTTCGTTACTTATACCTGTTACTGTTTCAGTATAAGAAGATCCACTTAATGTTAATGGTACGTCTGTATAATTAGCGGTAGTGTCAAGATCATAGTATCTCAAGAACTTTGATGGAGAAACATCAGAAGGGATAACATACTGTAAGTAAGCTCCTGCAGAACCCGCAGCGCCAACCGTAGTAACGCCAGTAGAAACAACAGCTCCACTACCATCAACGATACTTAGAGCATCTCCAGCTTCAAGTGTAGCACCATCTAAATAGAATTTGTAAGTACTACCTGCATTGAAAGTTACTGTACTGAAATCTAATTCAGTAAGTCCTCCATCTTGAGTAAACTTAATCGTTCCATTTTCTTTGTCCACTATTGTAAATTCATTACTAGCTAAATTAGCTTTAACATTTACTGTTATAGTTCCATTCACAGAACCAAAGTCATTTGCTTTAGTTACATAGATTGTATGCACAACAGATAGTCCATAACCATTAGTTATGTTCTCTGCTGTTCCTATAATAGCATTACCATTATCAGCATATCCAGTTGGAAGTCCAGTTACATTATATGTAGCTG